TATAAGTTATATTATTTTCTAATAAATGTTGTTTAATATCTTCATCATAACAATACATAAAATTATTTATATTTAAATCTTTTGAATTTTGTATTTTCATCTTAATCACCAAAAGCCATATCTAAAAGAATTAAGTCATTAGTGTATGAAACTTTTTTAAGGAAATTTTCAGCAGAATTTTCTTCTTCCACTTGGAATCCTAACATTTTTGTTATAAACTCTTTGTCAATAAAAGATTTTTCTTCGCAAATTTCATCATATATCAATTCTAAACTTTCTGTGGTTTGTTGTTCTGTTATAAGATATAAATTAGCTAATTCATTTATAGATGTTATTTCTAATTCTACATTTATATCCATAGGAATATATTTACCACCAACTCTATCATTAATATGAGATACTATTAGGTCGAAATGACCCTTCTCTTCGTTAGCTTGTTCATAAAAATATTTTGACAAATTATTTAATTGCATTTTATCAAAATAACTAGCCATTACAATATATTTATTATAATTCAAACGCTCATGTGCAGCCTGATGATTAAACATTAAATTTAATTTCTCAGATAATATCATTATTTCACCTCGCTATTCTTTATTTAAATTTCCACCATCATCTCTAGTCTGTTGTCCACTTTCAGATATTTTATTATCTTTAGATTTAGGTCTACCACCTTCATCACTAGATTTTCCACTATTAGTATAACTTGTAACCATAGGTATAAACTTTTCAGGATAACCCATTGCTACAGATTTATTATATAAATTATCAAACTCGAAAGGTGACATTCCATATGCAGCAGCTATTTTATCTGATATTACAATTCCAGATTGAACTAACTTCATTACAGCATCCTGTCTTTCTTGAGCATCAAACATATTACCTTCAAAGTGTATTTTAAATCTATATCTTCCTGTTACATTTTTTAACTGATTATTAACAAACATTTCAAATTGTTTATACATATGAGAAACAAAAGATATATCTGTTTTTAAACTAGCCATAAGAGCTTGACCATTTAATTTCTTTTCACCTGAAAACAAAATAGAAGTAGCACCAGTAGATTCCCAGAACATTTGATTACCTCTACCTGTTATATTGTTTTTACTTTGTGCATTAGCACCAAAATCAATAACTTGAACTTCTTCAAAAGGCGTTATACCTACGCTTACTCCTTCAGGCGATACATTTTTTATATTTTTAGCAAATGTACCAGCAGAATTCGCACTTAATGCAAAATCATCTTTTGCATTTCCAGACTTATTATCTTTATGTAATGGCATTTTACCTAATAATAATTTCCAAGTTTCAAATTTTAACTTAGCTTTTTCTAATTTTTTAAAAGTAGCTATTTCTATTGCATCTAACATTAAACCAATTAAAGGAGGCGTTAAACCTGCTCTTGTTTGGTCAAATTTAAATATAGGTGCTTTATTAACATCTAATTCTTGCCAATAAAAATACATATCAGGCTTTTGCTTAGCTGACATAAAATTATTATAATACTTTTTAAACTCAGGTGCATAATTGTCAAAATTTATACCTGGTCTTTGAAAAAATGTCATATTAAAAGCATAACTATATCCAAGTTCTGTATCATGGCTTATCTTTGTATAATCAGATGGCATCTCCTGTAATCGAATAGCGTTTTCACTTTCTCTTACATAATAAAATTTTCCATCTTCTAATAAAACACCTTTCATTACTTTTAAAAATTCATTTTTTATATCAAATTTACTCAACCACTCATTAGCTTTTTTATTACTAGCTTTGAATTTAGAAGTTTTCATATCTTCTAAGTCTGCATTAGTAGGTTCTAAAGTATAATCAAAAGTTAACATTTTAGAATAATAATTAATCAATTGTTTATATTGCATTATAAAATTTTCAAGATATTGTCCTAAATCTCTTAGTTGTTTTTCGCTTGAGCGAGGATTGGATAATAACTGTTCTACTTTGTCCCTATCATAAGATGCAGGGTGCATATTAGTATCTTTTAATATTTCATTTTGATAAAGAGGATTGTAAAACGCTGGATTATTTAATGTATTAGCTAAAGACCTAGCAAATACTTTGAAAGTTTCGTCATACATGCTTTGTTCATTTATAATGCTTTCTTTATTAATTTGATTTATAAAATTTCTGTCACTTTGAGTTTCTTTTACTTTTATTTTTCTCGCCACTATATCACCTCTTTTCTTTTTTAAAACATTTGAAAGTAATCATCTATTGATTCATTTTCTTCTATATATATATTATCTTCAAATGTCTTTATATAATATAATCCATATGCTAAAGCAGCATATCTATCTTTCCCAATTTTTTTTACAATTGGCTCTACAGTTAGTTTACCTAAAGGCAATTGTTTTAATTGTAAATTAGAAACCTCTTCTATTAATTCATCTGTTTGAATAAATGGAATAATATTTTCTATATAATTTTCTTTATCTTTTAAATTATAATCCGAATTTTGTTTTTTTTCTAATATTTTTAATTTGCCACTATTAATCATATCAACAAAAGAATTAATAACATCTGTATTTATCATACCTTGTTGCAACATTATAAATAAACATTTATCAGTAGCTTTAACTTTAGGAATATCGTCAGTATTAACACTATCCCAACACCCTAAACTATCGCCATTTTCATCAAAAGATTCATCCATAAGATAATCTTTTAATCCACCTCCAACGCCATTACAGTCAACAACACATATTCTTGCATCATATAATCTTTTTATTTTTTTTATTTCAGATGCTTGTATTGAAAAATGTAATGTATTAGATATGCCTATTATATTAACTAATAAAACTTGTGTTATTTTATTATTTTTATTTCTTTTAACTTGGAGTACAGTTACAATAGTCATACAATTTTTATTATTCAAAGACCTAGCCACGTCTACGCTTATAAAAAATTCTTCATTACTTTTTTCTTTTTTAAATTTAGGAGTGTCTAATATTCTAAGACTTATCATTTTATTCATATCTACTAAAGCACCATCACTACATCCAGTCCATTTACTTAAATAATTCTGGTCAAAGGCTATAGGAGATGAATTATCTCTTATAGATAATATTTCAGACTTTGGCATACCACGACCGAAATGATTAGCTAATCTCCAATCAGCTCCAAAAACAAATTTACCTTTTAATTCACACATTTCTTTAAACATAATAATATTTCTTGAATATTCGGAACTTCCTCTATATCCTGATGTTGTGAAAAAATTTATAGTACCATTTAATTCCTCTGGATTAACAATTGCTAATTTCCCAATTGTCCTTCTCGCTTCAGATGGAATGGGTCTTAAAACATCTTGAAATAAAAAATCATCTAAAAGAGCAGACTCTTCTACATTAATCCTATGTCTGCGATTTCCTTTTGAACTTTGTGCATTAGCTAAAATATTTATAACTGCACCTGAAGTAAATTCAACAGAAGCTCCATCTTTACTAAAATTAGTTTTAAATACTTCATTCTCTAATAATGGGAAATGTGTTACAATTTCTCCGTGTTTATCTCTTAATAAATTAGCAGCATTTTCTTTTGTTTGAGCCGTTATTGACATTTTTATATTTGGATGTGCTATTGCAATAATATACATTCCAAGTATCTCAAGGTAAGTTTTCGACCATCCTCTAGGAAATACACCATATATTCCTGCAAATCTTGTCATGACTCTTAAAAATAATCTTTGGTCTAAATCTAATTTAATTCCTCCCGTTGGGGGTGATATTAAATCTAAAAATAAATCTGGATAAAAAATCATCCATGCAAAAAAATCTTTCCATTTATGAATATTATTTAAAAAATTATTATTATCTTTTAAACTTTTTGACGATACAGCAGGAGTAAAATCTGGATTATAAATATTAGTTCTTCCATTTTTATTTATATGTTTTTGATTATCAGATTGGAAATTTTTATAACTAGACATCAAATTCACCATCTTCTTGTTCTGTTTTTTTAGCTGAATATTCGTCAATTCTATCTTGGTAAAATTTATAAATATCTTTATATGAACATTCTGGTAATCCAGTTAAATCTCTACAGTAATTAATATATAACCAAAGAACTATATCACATTTATCTTGCGGTCTTTCTTTAAATTTTGGTAAAATAGATAATATATCGTCCGCTTGTTCTAAAGCTCTTCTAGCTTCTCCAAAAGAGTTAAGTCCATCTTGTAAATCTACTTTTGATAATTGTGATGGCGTTATTTTAGCTTGAATTGCAGCATCTTTAGCTAATCCACCCCATGATTTAGCTTCTCCTACATTTCCATCGGCAGTAGCTAATTCTTCTTTTACACTAAATCTAATATACTTTAATAAAGCCTCTGTGTGCATACTTGTCTTTTCTGGGTAATTATTTTTTAACATTTCATATTTTTTTTCAAAATAAAAATATTCCTTTTGAGTATAATCCCAACCCCATCTATCACATATGTCATCATTAACTTCAAAAGAATCATATCTTGATTTCGTATTCTTGTTTTTTTTATTACCTTCAGATTTAGTATTTTTAGATTCCTTTTTTTCTTGCTTAATACTTTCTTTTGATTGAAAGTAACTATTTGAATAATTTGCATTCAAAAATTCATTAAGTCCAGAATTAGCCATTTGTATATATTTTCCAAATGGGTCACTTGAAACTTTATTTTTTGCAATTTCCCAATAATTAAAAAAGAATGGTAAATCTAAAGTTTGTAAAATTTTATAAACAGTGTTCATATCATCATAATTAATAGATTCTTTTATACATTCTTTACACAAAGGAGTATATCCATCAGAACTAATTAATTCATTTTTATTTTTATAAAAATTATCGAGAGCTATTTCACGCTTGCATTGTTTACATTCTTTCTTCTTTGTTTTAGGTTTAATTACCTTTTTTGGTCTAGCCATAATTAATTCTCCTTTTCACACTTTTTAAACACAAAAAATAACACTTAAATTAATAAGTGTTAAATTCGACCTTTATATTTTCATCTTAATACATTATAAATTAATATAATGTATTAAATCAAAACATAAAATTTTGTCTAACTCACCAATTTGAGCTTTCTTTTAGTTCACGCTCTATGAACAAAACTAATCAAAGCACATTTAACGTCTATACTGGGACGAAAGTATTTTTTTGATTTACTTGTTCGCACTTCACGAACAAATCTTCTTTGATGAGTCATCACAACTCGTTTCATTTTTTGTTCAGGTTTTCACACCTTATTCTTTATTTAGTTTATGCCCTAGCTCTCTTAGAACACTAGGGCAAAGGACGATATAGTTCACTTAGAATTCCTATATAACCCTCTTGGCATAATCCTAACTAAGGCATAGGGTTTCCATCAAAATTATTCAAGTAGTAGTATTACTGCTACTTGACCCACAAATGGAATATTTGGATTTAGGCATTACCCTTGCCTTCCAATGGTGAAATAAAATTGTAGATAATTAATATTATCTACCGACTGCTTATAGCAATCCCCAGAAAACATATGTTCTCTAAACTAAATGTTATTTGTTTAATGCTCAAAGAAAACATTGAGCCAAATATTTAAGATAAAGGCTGTTCTATGACAACCTTGTATTTAAAGTTTCTCATTTATACGGCTGTGAAACACCGACTCTTTTAACTTCTCATTTAAGGCTGTGAATCACCGTATTTTTAATATGATTTTATATCATACTTTTTTCGCTTAATATACTTTGTAATTCAGCCATTTTTAATTGGGTTTTAGAAGTTGTATCTAAAGTTTTTGCATTATTGTGAATTACTTCTTTATTCATTATGTAATCTAAAGCTTGTTGATTTGTTAATCCAGCATTTAATAATGCTGTTATAAATCCTGCAACTTTACTTCCTTCTTTTAAACCTTTTTTAAATTCAGTAGAATCAAATTCAATTATTTCTTCAAGATTATCTCTATATAATTCCACAGGAGGTAAAGCTCCATCTTCATTAGAATCTTCATTGCCAACTAATTCTATTGAATTTTGTAATTCATTTTCAATATAATCTTGACATTCATCACACTCTGTGCAACCACCACACTCAAAAACTTTTAAATCATTTTTAAATGAATCTTTTACTTTTTTGGCTACATCTGGCTCTAAGTCATCTATTAATCTTGCCATAATTATTCCACCTTTTCACTCTTATTTAAATTATAGTAATTCATCAATTACATTTAATTTCAAAGCTTCTTCTCCAGAGAAAAACCAATTCTGTTTACACTTATTTATTTCATCTAATTTTTCTTGTAGAATATTTGTTTTAGATACAACCATTTCGTCCATTATTTTATCTAAAGCTTTAACTTCTTCAATATCTTCAATCATATCTTGTAAAGTGCCATATGTTCCACTGGACATAGGATGGTGCATAATTCTTGAGTATTTATATGCCCTTCTTGTACTTCCAGCTATTAATATAATAAATCCCATTGACATAGCAACTGATTGCACTGTTGTTATTATATTATATCCTTTTTTAATCATTGATTCTATTTTAGAAACAATTGATAGTCCACTGTACACACTTCCACCATAACTATCTATAACTATCTCTATATCTGGTTTTTTACCAGTTTTTAAATCAATACTCATTAATCTATCAAGCCAATAATTTGCTTTAAATATAGAATCGCTATCTATCGTATCATTTAAAAATATACGTCTATCTCTCATAGGTGAATTAATTGTCATTTTTTGAATAATTATATCCTGCATTTGTACATGTTCCATTACAAATACACCACCTTTTCACTCTTATTTTGTCTAATTATTCGAGGTCTGTTCCAAAGCTTACACTTATTTTTACATTTGAACCATTAAATTTAGATAATAAATCTGATAAATCTCTTTCGCCAATTTCTTCTATTATAACTGTTATTATATTATCTGTTATATCTAATACACCTTCTATTTTAAGATTGTGAGATTCACTTAATTTTGATTTCATAAATTGTTCTCCTTTTCACTATTTTGTTCTTAATCCTATTTTATAAGCGTGATACATTTGTTCACTTTGAGTTGCCCATTCTAAATTTTCAGCTCTATTATCATTTTTAATTCCATTTTTATGATTTACAGTTAATTTATTTTCTGGATTATCAATAAAATGTTGTGATACTAATATATGTATATAGAAATTTTTCATTTCTGAGCCATTGCCCTCTCTTAATTGAACATTTAAATATCCATTGCCATTATTTCTTTTTAAAGATAATAATTTTCCCTTCATAAATCTTTGATATAAAATTCCATCATCATGTGATTGTAATATATATCTATCTAAGCTTTTAATTCTTCCCGTATTACTTATTTGATATATATTTTCAAAGTCTTTTATATCTTTCCATATTTCATTATTTATAGTTTCAATTTCTTCATTATCAATATTGAAATGTGAATATAATAAACTATCAATTTTAAAACTTCTAGTTTTACTATTTTTATTTAATGCAATACACCAAGAACTATTGTTTGCACATTTTCTTTTAAATTTCTGTTTTTCATTGCCTTTATTATTAATAATCTTACCAAAATTATTAATTTTATATAAACCTTCATATCCAATAATATCTTTCCATATTTCTTCCATAATTTCCTCCTAATTTATAATTAGAGGGGTTATTTCTCAACAAGCCATAAATTATGTTATTATATTTTTACTATCATACCTTTATGACAACAAATTACTTTAGTAGTCGAACACATTTTATCTAATTCTTCCTCAAGGTCTTTTTTTAATTCTAATTTAGCAGATTTATTACCGTGTACTAATACGATTTTTTCAGTATTAATATTTTTCATATAATCAATTAACTCATTTTTTTGTATATGACTTGAAAAACTTCTTAAATCAATTACGCCACATATATTAGGATATTTAACTTTATCAATTGTTATAGTTCTTTGTTCTTTATTGTTTTTTATTTTAGAAGCTAATGTATTTTGACTACTAAATCCTATAAATATAACCATATCTTTTGAATTAGGTAAGAAATCTCTTAGATAATTAACACTTCGTCCTGAGGTAAGCATACCCGAACTACTAATTACAATCTTAGGTTTTTTGTCCACTACACAAGCTTTACTTTCATCTGTTTCTGTTATAAATTTTACATTCTTCCAACTCGTTATATCTTCTATTAACTTTTTATTTTCACCATCTAATACTTCTTTATAAACATTAGTGATTTTATTAGTCAAAGGAGAATCAATTATAATTGGAATGTTAAATTTATCATCTTTCCCAAATAAATCATATAATACTTTAAGCATATATTGACTTCTATCTAAGCTAAAACTTGGTATTAATATTCTACCTTTATTTTCAATACATACTTGTTCAACTACTGTTCTTATTTTCTCTATATCTTTTTCTCTATCTTTTTTAGTTACATTTTTTTTAGCATTTCCATATGTGCTTTCTGTTATTACTAAATTAGCTTTTGTACAAAACTCAGTATCTTCTACAAAAGATTTTTTTAACTTCATTGAACCTAAATCACTAGTATATAGTATTTTTGTTACTCTACTATTTTCATCTTTAATAAATAATTCTAGTTGAGTAGCACCTATTATATGGCTGTTATGAAGAAATCTAAAACTTATTTCTTCATCTAATTTGTGTATTTCGCCACATTCATATTCATACATTAAGTCAAAAGTATTTTCAACATCTTCTTCACCGTATAAGGGTTCTACTATTTTCCCTGATTTTTTACTTAAATATCTAGCATCTTTACCTATTATGTTTGCTGAATCAGGTAATAAAAATTTAATTAATTTAGCAGTTATATGAGTTAATATTATTTTACCTTCAAATCCATTTTTTATCAACTTAGGTGTTAAACATGTGTGGTCAGCGTGTGCATGATTTAAAAATAAATAATCTATTTCTTTCGCTTTAAAATCAAATTTCCTTGAATTAATTTTGTAAGATTCTAAAATTGTATTATCTTGATATAAACCACATTCAAGTAATATTTTCTTATTATCTGTTTCTATAAGCACACAACTTCCAGTTACATCGTCTGATGCTTCGCCTATAAAATTGACTGAAATTTTACCTTTGCGTTTGCTCATAATAATCAACTACTTTCAGTCTTATTTTTATCTAAATCTCGACCTTTAATTATTTTCTTTTAATCTTTCTAAATCTTTGAATCTTTTCTTAATTACTAGATACCTGTAATAAACATCATAACATACATATCTGTTTTTAGAGTTTGATTTTTGAATATTAGCAATACTAAAATCTTGTTTAACTCCATTTGATAATAATGTTCTACCAGTTTTCTTGTCGATTGTTTTAAACATTTCTAAAAAATCTTCTTTAGGAATTCTTATCATTGTCTATTCCACCTTTTCACTTTTATTTTTTTATTTATTGTTCATACCATAAGTATATAATATTTTATGATATGTTGTCAATCTTTATTTAATAGATATTTTATTATCATTCTTTATCATATAATAGGAATTGTAATTTTTGAATTAAAATCTACCTTAAACTCAATCATCATCGGGTTTGTGGGGATTTTCTAAACTATCTTAATCACTTTTTCTTATTATTTTCATAATATCTTTTATTTATATCTACTCTTATTTTTTTTAATTCTTCCTTCCAACATTCATCACAAAACTTTTGTCTATTGCTTTTTACCTCAATTAAAGTTCCACAATTAGTGCAATTGCTTGTTTTTTGATTTAGGTAGGAGGTGAAGTGATGGATAAAGTTGTTATCTAGTTTATCTATTGTTATTGCTATTTCAGATTCATTAGTTATTTGTTGTTCTGCAAAGGTTAGTTTATCTAAATCATCATTAGATTTATCTATATATGTTTTTAACAAATCTAATTTAGACATTTTACACATTAGATTGTATAATATATCTTCATTTCTTTTAACTTTTGCATATTTAAATATATCTGATTTTACAAATTTATAATAATCATACCCAGAAAATTTATAAATTACTAACATTGAAAACATAATCTTTTGTTCTTTAATTTTATTAGTAAAATTAAGTATTGTATTAATTTCATTTTTTGTTATATACATAATTTCATTTTCTAATGAATGAGATTTTAATTCAATTGCTTTCTTAAATGTAAAATTTATAACTTCCTGCAAAGAGCCATTAGGAAAAACTTTATTTACATATTTCCTTAATATTTTTAATATTTCATCGTGAGGTTTATTTTGATTTAAATAATATTTAGAAAGCATATAAATATCTTTTGTTGTACAACTGGTACTTATACCATTTTTTAATAAAACATTTTCAACATATTTTTTTTGGTCAAAAATTATCATTTGTTTATCACTCCATATCTTTCTAATTTCATATTTAAAATTTGTTCAATTCTTTCTTTTTGGAAATATGGTATTCTTATTAATTTTATATTATTATCTATACAATATTTATTTTTTATTTTATCATGTTGCATTGTATTACTTATCAGACTATGTTTTAAAATAAAATCATTAGCCTTTGTATTTTTAAAATGAAACTCTCCATCATACTCAACTAAACAAATTAAATCATTATTATTGTCAAATATAGCGAAATCAAATGGCAAAGGTCTTATATTTCTACAGTCTTTAAATTTATATTGTGGTATGTATTTAACATTATTATTATCTAAATACTGAGATATTTGTTTTTCGCCTTTAGATTCACTACATTTTGGGCATCTAATATCTCTATATAGAAAATCTCCCTTTAATACAGTATATTCATATCCACATTTATTGTGTTTTACTTTTGTTTTAATATATGATTTCATATATTTTTCAAAAAAAGTATATTCATCTCCAACTAAATCATATACTTTTTTTAAAAAATTTTCATCTGATTTTTCACTTCTTATTATATAAGAACATATTGGGCAATTTTTACGTACTAAAAAATCTTTTGGTTTAATCCAAAAACTTTTATTACATTTGTTATGTATTATTTTTAAATCAGTTATATCATCAATATATTTACCAAAAATTTTATATTCATCACCTAATAAATCAAATACTTCTTGTTTAAATTGTTTATGTGTTTTTTTTGTTTTATTTTTACCAAAACATTTTTGACACTTTTTAATTGACAAAAAATTATTTGGATTAATTTCATATTCAAAACCACAAATATGTTTTATTTTAATCTTTTTATCAAAATCAATTTTTTTACTTGTTATTTTATATTCTTCTCCCATTAAATCATAAAATTTATCTATAAAACTTTTGCTCATTTACTATCACCAACCTTCCCTTAAATTTAGTATATCAAAAATAAAAATAGATGTCAACTTTTATTTTGACATCTACAAAAATTATTCAAATTCTTTTAAACTATATTTTTTTCCCAAATATTCAACCCCATTAATATCACATACTGGCAAATATTTTACTTTGTCTTGATTTTTATGAATATTTTTCATAATACCATCTCTCGCTATATTCCAAGCAAAATCTTTCATTTTATTATTTCCATATGCTATTTCAACACAATAATTTGCCAATTCTTTATCATTAGAACATATTAATTCAGATTTCCTTCTAAAATATTCATAAAATTCTTGTAATTTTGTATTAGGCTCTTTATTATATAATGGGTCATTATTATATTTTGCTAGATATAATATTTCTTTTTTAAATTCATTATATAATTCACATACTTGATTAAATATCTTTTTGTTTTTAGGAATATCTTTATCAATTAATATATCTATTATTTCTTGTTTATCTTCTGATTTGGGATATTTATATTTAAAATCTATATGTTCTATAATTCTACAGAGATTATTAACTACACAACTCGAATTTATGACTGGCATATATCTAAAATATTGTCTTTTAAAGTTTAATTCATCTTTAGTTAAAATTTCTTCACTTTCAAATATTAAATCTTTTATTTTTTTATTCAAAGTTTTTCTACAAAGTTCATTTCTTGATTTCTTATATTTATTTAAGTCAACTTTTAAGTCATCGTATATATATGTCATAAAATATGGCTTTTTACTAGCAACTAATCTTCTTTGATAATATTTTTCACTCTTAATTTCTTCCGTATCAGTATCTAAAATCTTTTCTCTCTTTTTCCAATCCTTCGGGAATGGTTTCATTTTTATTCCTTTAGCAACATCAATGCTATCCCCTATATAACGTCTAAGCAATTTAATCCTCTTGATAAGTTCATTATGTTCCTTAGAGTCTTTTTTAAATTCAGATAGCATAGCTATAAAGCTAGTTGAAAAATTAGTTATAACTCCTACTTTACTATCAAAGCTTTTTAAATCAGCTCTGCACATATTTGTATAATTAAACTTTTCAGATGGTGCAGATACTTTATCATAACTTATAACATTTAAATCTGGTATAATAGCGTTTAATATAATTTCATTTGATGTAGTGAATATAATATCTCCATCAAAATCGCTCGTTTACACCCTCTCTTTCGAGATACTTTAACACTCAATTAAGAGTGGGACTAGACTATCTCTTCAACCTTATTTTTATAAGGTTGTGTGGCACTTCGGAATAAGGATTTTCACCTTAAACCTACGGATTTCTCCTAGTCGTTACACCTTCCTATTTCTAGGCTTGGCACGGTATTGTCATATTGTAATATTTTCAAAACTAAATATATGTTTAAGGTAAGATTTGTTTTAAATATCACAATTTAGATTTTCACCGTTAGCACAGATATTATCTGTACACCTCATATTTATGAGTTCACCACATTTTTCACTATATGTTACCATATAGGGTGACTATAAATTAATCACTGTGTCTTATAGTGTCTACTCCCCAGATGTTATAAATAACTCCAGAACCATTATATTTATACCATTTATTAACTTCATTATTATTAACTA